GAGCGTGACATTTTAATTCATGTCTACGGTATGCCACCAGAGATTTTCGGTATTATCGAGAATTCGAACCGCAGTACAATTGATGCGGCCGACTATCTCATGGGCAAATATGTGCTTGTGCCCAGACTCGAATTCATGCGTATCATCCTTCAGCAGCAGCTGATTGAGAAATACGACGAGCGATTGATTCTCGACTATGTCTCGCCGGTAGTTGAGGACAAAGAGTTTGAGTTGCAAGTTACACAAGCGCATCCATCCAATTTCACTATCGATGAGATTCGTGAACTTGCCAATCGTCGAAAGATTGAGGGTGGTACCGGATTCATGGTACCAATCAACACCACCTACGTCACGAATTTGTCTGATACGGCGGTGGAACCTGCGCCGAATCCAACTCCGGAGCCGCCACCCAATGCCTAGCGTGAATATTCCGCTCATTGTCGCACGAGTGGACGCTCGAGAACTCATTCGCCGTGGGCAACCTATCATTCGTGCCAGTGTGGAGGCGTTTGGGCATCGAGCAATGACACAAGTAGGGTCGTCGCTAACGTTCAACATGAACAACCCGGGTGTGTCGTCTTTTATTCGGAAGTGGGGTGTGGAACGAATTACCGGACAGGTGAATCAGACGACCAAAGACCGATTGCGTACGGTGCTCGCGCGTGCGGTTGACGAAGGTAAGAGCTACGAGCAGATGGCGAAAGCCATCGAACACGTGTTTGGAGTGGCCAAAGGGAGTCGGGCCACGATGATTGCCAGAACCGAGGTAGGTCGGGCCAGCAATTATGCCACCAAACAGGGATACAAGCAAGCGGGCGTAGAACAAAAAGAATGGCAAGCCACTCAAGACAACGCTACTCGCGATACTCATTCAGAAATGGATGGGCAGGTGCAAGATATTGACGACGAGTTTGAATCTCCGGACGGCGGCACTGCGGACTATCCGGGTGACTTCGGCGATGCCGCGGAGGACGCGAATTGTCGATGTGGAGTACTGCCGGTAGTGGGTGAACGACGATTGCGAGGAAATCGATTTCGTATGTGGAAGGTGTTGGAACAAGCGCGTCATCCATACGATCGTCGACTACATATTGCAATGGTCGTCGGGTTTGAGCATCAACGAATGGCAGTGATGGATGCCTTCCGACCGTATCTTCAGGAGGCCGCTTAATGCCATTTGGATCGAGTTGTGAGTATCACGATTTCGCGGCTTGTGTGGCCGCCAACAGTGGCAAGGACGACCCGCAAGGCTACTGTGCGGAGTTGATGCGGGCAACGGAAGACAGTTGTCGAAGGAGAAGTATGGAACCAAGTCGTCGTTACTTGAATCTTGATGGGTTCCGAGAACTGGTGCGGAGCATCAAAGACCCCAAGGCCGTAGATACGAGTACACTGGTGGTGGTGAGCGCGTTGCCGACTGAAGTCAAGGCCATCGGTAGCGACGATTCTCGTCTCATTGAGTTCATCATCACCACAAGACCCCAAGGCCGTAGATACGAGTACACTGGTGGTGGTGAGCGCGTTGCCGACCGAAGTCAAGGCCATCGGTAGCGACGATTCTCGTCTCATTGAGTTCATCATCACCACAGATCAAGTCGACCGTGAGCAAGATACTGTCGCATCGGATGGATGGGATTTCAAAGACTTTGGGAACAATCCCGTTGTGTTATGGTGTCATGACCATTATGCGCCAGTGATCGGCAACAGTCGTTCACTCACCCCGGGTGGAAATCAGGTACGCAGCATCTGTGAGTTCACTCCGCAGGATTTGAATCCCTTCGGGTACATGATTTATCGATTGTACGCGCAGAAATTCATGCATGCGGTAAGTGTCGGCTTCATGCCAATCGAGTATAACATGGCCGCCGATCGCAAATGGGGAATCAATTACATTAAACAAGGATTGCTCGAGTACAGTTGCGTACCGGTGCCGGCGAATCCAAACGCACTAGCGGTGGCCAGAAGCAAAGGCATAGATACTACGCCGATGCGAGATTGGGCCTCGCGAGTACTCGACGAACAGAGTGGGATGTCCGATGACGCACGAAGTCGGATGGAAATTTTGCGGACAATGTCTGCACCCAATGGTCGTGCATTGATTCTGGAATTAGGAGACATGAAAATGGCGGGGACGACAACCGAGAAACCACCCGCACCGTCTTCGTCCATCAAGCGGGTGGAGCGGTGGGAATGTGGTACCGACGGGCACAGTCATGAATCCGAACAGGAAGCCAAGTCCTGTGCGGAGTTTGACGTGACCGTGACCGACTTGACCAAGTCGCTTCAGCAATTGCAAGCGCTCGTCAAGAACGGTCGAACCATTCGACCAGAGGCAGGAACACTCATTCGCACGCTGGTCGATGAGTTACTGCCAGCAGCGAAGAAGGAGGAACCTGCGAAGAAGGAAGAAGATCCGGCCATCATAGTTGAGGAAGAGACCGGAGAACTTCAGATCGATGAGGATAAGATACTTGCTGCAGTCACCGAGGCCGTTGACGCGCAGATCAGTCGTGTGACCGGGCGCGTCGACTAGCGACCCGACTATTGTTCACTATAGAAGGAGAAGAGGACACCATGGCAGAAACGAAGTCGTGGTCGCCGGAAAAGCTGGCCGACCACATCAAGAACATCTGCGGCACCGTTGTTGCAGAGAAACTGGAACCGTTGCAGCGTCGCGTCACGGAGTATGGCTCCTGGATCGACGGGGCAAAGTCGCAGAGGCAGGTTTCAGACGCCACCAAGCTGGAGATGAAAGGTCTCCTGATTGGCGGCATCATTGCCTCCTTGGCCGCAGGCCGAGGCGATCCGGAGAAGTCTCTGGCGCTGCTGAAGAGAGACGAGAAGAACAAGGACGCCAACTCGGAAGTCATCAAGGCGCTTGAGGCCTCGACGGCAACCGCCGGTGGTGTGTTGGTGCAGGAGCAGGTCTCGACAGATTTCATTGATTTGCTGACCCCTCGTGCAGTGGTTCGTTCATTTGGTACCGTTGTGTTGCCAATGGACTCAGGCGGGATGACCGTTCCGAGTCTCACGGCGGCAAGCACAGCGTACTACATCGGAGAAAATCGTGACGTGACGAAGTCACAACAGGCTTTCGGTATGAAGCGTCTCACGGCCCGTAAGTTGGCTGTGTTGGTGCCATTGTCGAATGACCTGCTCCGACGAGGCGGGCCTCGAGTCGCGCAGATTGTTCGAAACGATGCACTGCGGTCAGCGGCATTGAAAGAAGATGTTTCTTTCATTCGTGCGCCGGGTACGCAGTACACACCCAAGGGACTGTACTACCAGGCCGCATCTGCGAATCGTATCGCGCAGACCGGAGGAAGTTCATACAGTCTGGACTCCACCACAGCGGACATGGGCGGATTGATCCTGGCTCTCGAAGAGGCGAACGTCGCATTTTCGAATCCAGGCTGGATCTTCTCACCTCGCACGGCGATGTATCTCATGACCTTGCGTGATGCACTCGGTCAGTATGCGTTCCGTGCGGAGATGTTGACCGGCAAGTTCTGGGGATGGCCATTCAAAAAGACCACACAGATTCCGCGCAACCTCGGTTCAGGTGGAAACGAATCGGAAATCTATCTGGCCGATTTCGATGATGTGGTCATCGGTGACACCATGGCCTTGGAAGTGGCAGTGTCGACCGAGGCGTCGTACAAGGACGAAAACAATGATCTGGTCTCTTCATTCTCTCTGGACCAGACGGTCATGCGCATTCTCATGGAGCATGACATTGTCCTTCGGCACGACGAATCCGTCGCTGTGCTGACGGCTGTGCAGTGGACACCGGGAGGTGCCAGCTAATCGCTGGCCTCTTCTCATTTCAGCTGAAAGGATGTAGGAGTAGATCATGCAGGACATCTCTCAGAACATTGGTGCATTTATCACGACGAGGTTCGGGTTAATCCGAACCGCGTTCGGGGCAGGTGCAGGAGGCAATTTGGCGGCTACCGATGGAACGGCATTCCAGCGGTCCACCAAGCGACCTCTTGACCTGAGTGCCAAAGTGGTTGTTGGTTGGAAGGCAGTTATCGCATCCGGCCAGACAATGACTATCACCACGGCATTGAAGGATTCAGCGGATGGCAGCAGCTATGCTGAACTGGCCACTGCTGATTCAGTCATCACCGGCGCAAATGACGGGTCGGCTCA